CTTCTCACTGCCTGGCTCGTGGAACATAATTTGTCTAGAGCCGTACTTCATCGGAAGCATGATACTATCTTCTTCCGCAGTTAGTGTTGGGAAATTCATATACTCAGCAGAAGTCAATGCTTCTTTTACCATCTTGTTTAGTGCACGTATCTGTGATAAACAAGAGAATGCTGGTCCACGTCCATAAACTTCATCAGCAAGTTTAGACCAACGTGGCACTAAGAATGTAAAATAACTTGAGCCGCTTTCTAGAATGGGCTCAGGCATTTTAGGGCACCAGTATGTCACTGTATACTTACGGCCCTTTCCTATACGGCTACCTTTTTTAGCCGCTTTATCCGTATTAGGATAAATGGAATAAATTAACTCGTACTTATTATGAACAGAATCATCCGGATTAAAACCACGCTTGTCTTCTATTCCAGGAAAAGCCTGCATTAGTTGACGTGCTGTTTTATAACAACGATAATGTACTGTGTCTACTGTGCCATACTGGTCTGTATCAAAAAACACATCAGACAAAGGACGAGATCTAAAATTAATTACACCCTCTACTTCAGAAATCTGAACTGGTGATGTACCATACGCACCAACATCTAGAAAACATTCGTGCGATGAAGAATAAAATTGTGACTGAGGCAAAGAAAACTCATGGAAAATTCTGTCTTCACAAGCCTGTAAAAACGATAACTCTTCTGTAGTTAACGACCCTTGAGATTTGTTCTGCACTCTAAGATAAAACCATCTGTCAGATTTAGGTATAAGATTAGACGCAAGTCCATTTGCAAACATCTGATTACACCACACAGCTGTGTCATCGTACAACTCTTTAGACCCATCATCTTGTTTAGTTGTATAACCGTGATCAAACTTATTTGAGTTAGGACGCACAAACTTCTGTGAGTCTTTAAACATGCTATCAAGATTTGATCTTAATAACTTTAGCTCTTCGTAGCGTTGATTTAAATGCTGTACATTACTCATAATCCAGAACCTAACTTATCTTTTTTTGGTGTGGTTATACGATTTGGAAACATTATGTTACCCTGCTTATTAATCTTTAGACCTGCTGCTTTAAATGCTGCAGGATCAGCCTGTTTTGCTAGGTTTAATGAAAAACCTATCATACCCTTAGCTCCTGTAGCACCTTTTCTAATTGTTGAGCCTGGTGTAGTTGTTTCACCCTTTGACAATACATTACCTCCTCCTGTTTTACCTACTCTCCCTGGAGCGTTAGCTACCTTTCCAACCATAACTTGTCCAAGCTTTTGATGCAGTTTTAAAAAACCTTTTGCTCCTCCTGCTGCACTTCCCATGATTAATAAAGTTTGGTGCTACCACCTAAAGTTTCTTTTTTAACAGCAGAAGACTTTCTCTTACTACTACCAAACATACCAGTAAATAAATTAGCAAACGATATTGCTCTACTTGGAGCTTTCGCTCTTCCAATAGCTTTACGTGCTACCGGTGTCGGAGGAGGTGGCGGCGCTGGAGGCGGCGGTGGAGGCGGTGGAGGTGGTGGAAGTTTTGGCGATGATCCCATAATTAGCTATTCTATGTAAGTTGTCCCATTTGTACATTTTGGGCTTATGCATATTGTAATAGCGGCAAAACTCAACCCTGTCAAGTCGAAACGGTGCAAGTTCGAAAAACAATAGTAAGGTTTTCTTGGGGTCACGATGCGCTGCATAAGCTAAATGCCAATACTCTCCTTCTTTATCTACTCGAACTTCTCCCATTAATATATAGTCAGGAGCTAAAAACAAATAAGCTTTCTTATCTTCAGTAAGCATGTAATAAGCTAGTAGCTCATAAAAATCCTGACCCTGCGAATTATACAAGCAAACCGCCTGCTCTAATAAAGATAACTCGTAGTCGCTACCAACTAATCCCTGGGACTTCATACTCATACTTAGGTTTCTTCTTATCAAGTTTCGGTTGCTTCAATGCAACCGCTAATGTTCTAAATGCATCAGCTCCATGAGAGTTCGCATCATGGACCGGTGTCTTTCTAAAGACGCCGCGCGACGAATCAAATTCTTTATGGTAACCTTTAAGTGCTTCTAGTCCTTGGTAACACTCATTCTTGCTAATCCAACACTTAGGTAGTAATGCACGGACCGCTTCAATACCATCAATGACTGGTATCTTTTTTACTGTTGTAAACTTAAGTCCCATGCTTCGTGCTATCTCTAATCTACTCTTACCTGTTCCAAGCTCTCGCACTTTAATATCATGCGGTGCATAATGTTTGCCGTAGACAATATCTTTCTGAACTGCCCACCTCTGTAGCTCACGAGCATAGTGTGGTAAGCCCTCTCCACTGTTCTCATAGTAATTAACTACACGTATCTCATTATTGAAAAGCTGTACAAACCATATAGTCGTAGCGTCATCCATACCCAAATCCCACGCAGTGTGTACTGGCAGGTTAGGCTCTACCTGTATGGTATCTAGAATGCGCTTTTCCCTGTATAGTTTATTTATCTGATCTCCGTAGTACGCTCCTTCTACTGGTACTTTAAATGAACACATGTACTCCGATTGGAATCGTGCCTCATTGTTTAACTCTTCTCTAGCTTTACGAAGATCATCTGGTGATATAGCCTTAGTATCTTTAACAGTCAGATGACTACTGTACCATTTACCATCACTCTGAGCTTTTAAGAGAACCTTGTAGAAATGGTTCTCGCCGCGCGGCGTTCCGTTGAATAACGCCCACCCACCATTCTCGGCTAGGATGGGGTTAATCAACTGCCATGCACTCGGATCTGATATACTATACTCTGAAAATACACATCCCACAGGATTCGCACCCACCATCTTATCAGGATCATCCGACCCCATCAACTGTATGATGCTGCCGTTCTTAAGATGGATACGCATCTCCTGCTCACTCTTTTTCTCTACTAGCTCCTTTGGGAAGTAGTTAATAAATTTTTTACCCTCACCAGTCATACCATTCCAAACAATACGACGCGCTTGGTTGGCGTACGGTAACACATACCAATACGTACCCACTCGCTGCATCGCCTTAATCGCCATGATATTTACACACGTCAAATCCTTACCGGCACGCCTATGCCAAGCTACGACAGCACGCAAGCCTCGCCTGTCTTGAGACATGTACTTCAGTAGAGGAAGCTGATACGATCTCGGCTCCCATCCCTGCGCTGGTATCTGTATGTTCATTCTTCTTCTTCGTCGACCTCAGCATCCTCCCAGATTATATCTAGATGGGCACCTTTAGCATCCATGTCACGGTGAGACTCTACTAATAGCATTCGCCCCACCCTGTGATTTGTATAGTCATAAAATAAATCTCCGTCATCGTCGCACACTATAAACATGTAATTTGTAAAGTGCTCTCCGAGCTGTGCCCTTACATTATCAAATACGTGATCGTGATCTTCAGTTATCGCCATGTTTATCTTGATCGCTTAAAAATTCGTCATAGTCATCTTCGGTGACATTTACTATGTCTTCCTTTATAACCTTACTATAATCAACTGTCAAGATCTTCATCTCACCTTGTACTGTCGCTTGAACGTCAACACTCTTTAGCTTCGGCTGGGTAAAGCTCGCCAGCTCCTTCCAGATCGCAATCTTGTCAGCTTTTTTAATATCAGGGTCCTCCGTGAACTGTAGAAGCTCTTCAATTGGATTAACCCCACGCTCTGCGAATAACGCGAGTAGTGCCTTCCTCTGTTCCGCAGGCGTAGGGGCTTTGGACATAGTATCCAAAAATTGCTTCTTTACATCCAACTCCTGCTCTACAGAGGCCAGGTCCTTCTGGGCTTGCTTCATATCAACCTCGGCTTTCATCTTCTTACGATGACACCGTGATCGCTTAGCTGCTTGCTGCTTAATCACCTGTTTGGGCTTACCTGCCTCATAGGTTCTTCCGTCTGGTTTCTTATCTGGCACTATATATCTTATGAACATATATTCATTAAATGTCAAGTCGCATCACACTTATCACACTTGCATCACACTTATTTAGGGTAGGTGTGACTAATCTAATATATAGTATTATCAAGTACTTATGACATCTGTCACACAAATCACAGTTTATTAGGGTCTATACAAGTAGTTTTACTAGTAGGGTAAAAAAGTGTGATTAGTGTGATGAAAGTCATAAGTCGTTGATAAAGGTACCACTTAATAAGTCACACCTAGCAAAAAAAACTGTGACGTGAGTGTGATAAGTGTGACAGAATACTGAACCTTTGTGCACTATATTGCTGAAATTTGAAAATTGGATGCGCAGGTAGGGACTCCTTTTGTCAGTTGATTCGCAGTTTCCCCCAATGGGGACTCTGTTGCAAGTTACAAGAGTCTAAGAGTCCTCCCCCTATATAAATCAATCACCCATGCACCTACGGACTCCACGAATCCTTGCAGTGAGAGACATGTTGCATATGTGGTTGATGTTCAATAGCTTCGGAGCTTCCAGCTCCTCAGATCCTGACAGAAGCGTAAACACAGAGCCTATCGGCAAAGCCAGCAACGCTAAAGCGTTGATCAATAGAGACTTATGCTCGCACAATCTCACCGACAAAGCGTACGCTTGTCGACCCTGTATGATAGACAGTATTGTCACCAGCCTTGGCATCAAACTGTCGAGTGGATCCTGACACGCTGGCTTGTTGAAGCCAACTGTCTCGAGAGCCGTTCTAAGCAGAGTGTGGGATTCTCGCCTGTCTGATGTAGGTCCGAGCGATGATGACCAGAAAGAACCGTGGATTCAGAACCTGTGATTTTCTCTTTCATAACCACGCGAATAGATGTAATGGGTTGCTATGAAATCGGTATCATCACACATTGTAAATGTGGATGATAAGCTGGTCCGCCCAAGCAATCAGAGATTGCAAGTGGCGACCGCTTCGATTTTCCCCGACCATTAAATCTTTCGCCTTTTGTGCTTATGAAAGACAAAATAACAGAACCCGAAGTCCAGAACCTGTCTGGCACTATCATCGCTATCGGTCCTAAATCAGACGACGGCGAGTATCCTCACACTCTACGCTTAGAGACTGGCTCTTACGAGAAAGTGTGGCAAGACAACAAGCTTCAGCGAGGTCAGGAGGTCCAACTCGACTTAGTTCGATGGCCAAATGGCTGGGTTGACAAGTACATTGTCTAACATCCAGGGGTCGAGCAATCGGCCCCTTTTCTTTGTTCGATTGTGCTCGCAAGTGTGCTGGAGAGGGACCGACCACGCAATAAGCTAGTGCTTATTCCGCGCCAATCAGGTTATGTCACACAATGAGCTTGGCTCATTCTGCGCCAGAACCATATTGGTTCGTCGGACGGTCACGCACACAACCAACCCAACAAAATATACCTTCGGCTTTTGGTCGGTCGCTCGTCTGGGCGAGGCGACCGACCAAAAGGCCTCATCAATATTAACCACACACATACATATGAAAACAATAATCAAAATACTAAACATTACTATCACTAGCTTAACAAAAGTGAGAGATAGATTAGTGGATAGAAATGTCAACAAGTTCATACGCAGAATGAATAAACAAAACACATACATAGAAATGAGAGGTATGTAATGATACGTTACGAATTCTTTCCATTTACCAAATATACAATACACCTATTAACATCATGGATCAAAGCATCAAAGAAACTATACATCAAATACACAGCACCGAACGCTACTCGGAAGCAAACCGAGAAGCATGGCGACAGCTGTTCCAACTAGCAAAGCTACAAGCATCACGTCTCAAGCTACATACCAGGTATCAAAAGTATCGACAAGATATAGTTGTACCTCGTCAAGCTGATGACATACTTGTACGCAAGATTGTTGACGACTGGATGGCATACGACAACACATCTAACATTACTCATAGCCATCCTGATGACAACCGCACAGCCGACGACATGTCCTGTATGCAAGCAATCTCTAATCAGAAAAAGCAGTTCATGCAAGAGATACTAGAGCAACTAGCTATCACCACATGTCCTACTGCACGTGAGCAACTCTGGCATCTATATGACCAAGAAGTTGACACAACCTTACGCTCTACTGACTACGAAGCATACGCAGAGTTCGGCAGTGCAGCTGAGTTCTACGAGTTCCGTGACAGTACTCAACACGACGAGTCAGTACGTTACCACGAATATCGTGACGACTGCAAACTACTCACCGGTATAGATCCTGACGACAACAGATACACCGGCACTCCAGCCAAACGTGATATCGACGGCGTCATTACCTTCGAGTCCAAAATGCAGTCTGACTACATCGACAATCTACGCGGTGCACAAGGTGTGCTCAACGGACTGTATACCAACAGTTATCCTGAGCCCAACTACTACACCAAAGATCAAAAGCGTCGACTACGTAGTACATTACTAGACTCAGAGAATCCTGATGATATCAAACTCGCTACATACATGAAACCTATGACACCTGCACGTCGTATGAAACTACTACGCAAACGCAAAGACAGACTTGAAGAGTTAGGTCATCTACCACGCGGAGTAAAACCACGTAAATATGACCAAAGAACCAAGAGAGAGGTATAGATTGTTATGGATTTGATACTATTCTCACTTATATCAGCAATCGGTTTCGTCCTTGTGCTCACCAGAGCGCTTGGACTTAAACGGTTGCTTAAATGGCGCAAAGCCCTCGATGTTATACTTACCTTTGGTATGCCAATGCTAATGGTCGGTACATTCTCAGGTATGATGACGTCATTCTTTACTGGACTTTGGTTCACAATAATCACTTGGCTGTTGCATACCATAGTGAACCAAGATATACGGCAGCTATCATTTTATGGTAGCCAAGAAAAAGATAAAACAATTGCTGGTAGCTATCGCTCCTCTCGCTCTTGATATGTTAAAAATAGCACTCACTAGATATACATACAGAGTTTTAAGAGATGTTAATAGGTCGGAGCAGCACCAGCACACATACAATAGACACCAGTTCCGGAGTGGTCGGTAAAAAGCTCACGGTTTGGTGCAGTCACACTCTTGACTATTCAGGAGTGTGACACACTTTTTACAAAATGCAATTCAAAGACATAGATTTCCAGTCAGCGTTTACAAACCTGACGGACCAAGAAAAACACATACTAGAGATGAGGTTTGGTCTTAATAGTAACAAACAAGTTAGTTTGTACCAGATAGGTCAACAATTAAACCTGACACGTGAACGTATACGACAGATAGAAGCTAAAGCGCTGCGCAAACTACGTAGACCTGATGCAGTCAGAGCGTTACTTAAAATGTCAGATCAAGAAATAGAAGAAGGGTGAGACCCATAGGACCCCACCCCCTTCTAATGAACAACATATGATAACAATACAACCAAGATAATCGGCTATGTTTGCAATAAATCATTTACAACATCATATGTCAATCATAGAGAGGTAGATTTTGGTCATTATGGCCATTGAACAACAATATATATATCATGGAAAATACACATACACTAACTATTCGCTACGGTCTTACAAACAGTATTACACGTAGCTTTTCAACAGACACTAGAGTATCAGATATCTTATCAGATACTTCAGTTCTTGCAGCGCTGTCTGCACCAGAGTCAGTATCTGCCGTATCCAACGGTCAGACACTTGGTCGTGACATGCTTATCGGCAACTACGACACCATTACTCTTGAGCAACAAGCATCAAGCAAAGCCTAATTTCTACAAGACGTAGAGATTAGTATTGTATCGGTCGGCACACATACCAGTGTGCCGGCCTTATTTTTTACACATATGGAAAACACAATTACAGAAGAAATTATATTACAACCTGACGGTAAGTTCTACAAGCGCAAGTCAGTCACATCGTACGTGATGTCGCAAGAAGCAGCTATCCAAAAGGTTAAGGCTAAGCCTATCTATCAAGTATGTCCAATGCCTCTTGCTGAAGAAGCTAACACATTCTTTTCATCCTATGCTGGTGACAACACACACAGCTTTTACTTAACCACCGAGATTGGTCAGTACCCATTCCCAGGTGCACACCTAGAACCACTGGAAGATTCAGAGGGTAATACAAAGTACTTGATCTGTCCAGCAAATATAGCGTTACCTGAGCAAGGTGGCATACGTAACAACCAACTAGAACAAGTACCTGCTTATCAACCAAACTCTGACGAACGTCTATTTATTACTAACCGGTATACATATGACGATCGTGAGATTATAGCAGACGAGCCTACGTTGTTCTTGTACGATGCTGACACAGAAAAATCATACTCACTTAACTTACCAAACATCTTTGACGGTGGTCGTATTTGTACAGGTAACAGTATACCACGTAGCATTACTGGTTATGCACCACAATCTCTTGGGTTTCACATAGCACGTATACAACATATCATGACGTCGCTTGCAAACAACGACCTACGTTCACGAGATCTAGAGTACAAACACTTGCACTTCGACATAGTGGGTAAGCATCTCAATCCTGTTAAACCAAAAGACGGCAGTAAATCATTCTTCCAAGAAATTACTAACGAACAAGTATTATTGTTCACAACCTGGCTAAACAATGGACAAGCTATATAACAATCTTAACAACTGCGAACTAGCTGGTGGTAATAGATCAATCGATCAATACCTTGAGCGTCCACATGAAAACGATGGACTATCATATCATCTAGCTGATCGTATTAAACGTACCGAAGAATACTCAACTGATACATACAAAATCAATTGGGCTGATACTGGTTTGAATGCTGAGGATCAGCGCATACTACAAAAAATACTACGCAAAGAGTTTCAAGACTCTGGTCGTAAACGTGGTGCTATTCTCAGATACATCAAACACTTCAAAAAAGAATCTGACCACATTGGTCACAAACTATACCAAATATGCCAAAACCAAAACTAAATGCACTAATCATCGGTGCCGGTGGTGTTACATCGTACATGCTACCTGCACTCAAGAACAGCTTCGACCTGGAAGCTAACATCATAGACGGTGACAAACTAGAGAAAAAGAATCTAGATCGTCAATTGTTTCGTACCAATATGGTTGGCGAATACAAAGCCAAAGCATTGATGCGTCAATACAACTTTAGACAAGCAGACGGTCAAGCTATCTGCCAATACTTTGACAAAGGTATGCTTGAAACACCTTACAAAATATTCTTTTCCCAAGCTGATGTGTACATATGTGCAGTCGACAACCATCCAGCTCGCAAAGCAATCATCGAGACAGCAGTGAGATATCGTAAGCCTGTCGTGGTGTGCGCTAACGAGTACCATACTAGTCAAGCGTTCATCTTTGACCCATCACTTTCATCTACACAGTGTCAGTCATACCATCCGTTTGAACGCTATCCAGAAATCAAAACTGACAAGTCTGGTAGTCCTATCAGCTGTCAGGGTGATGCACTAGAATCTGACCCACAGCTTGCTATTGCCAATCAAATGGCTGCAACCTTTGGTAATTACCTAGTGTGGTCTTGGTTCGGTATGCCACACAAAGCTGATATGATTGACTACAAACCTGTAGAGTTTCAATCAACGTTCAGTAAAATGCAAACTAAAACAATGGAGGACTTTAAATATGTCGCAGAAGTACGTAGTTAACGATAACAAAGTATACCAGGTAAACGACAACAAGTTGTTTACTACATACAACGAAGTAGATGTACCTGAACGTAACATTACACCTGTGTGGAAAGGTGCTAAAATACCGCTTAATATGTGGCACAACATTGTTAAGTTTTGTAAACACTCGTACGATGAGCTCAAGTCAGAAACACTTATCTATTTGTTCTATGACGAAGATGCAGAACAGCCGTGGTCATGGTGGGTACCACCACAAACTACTGCTGGTATGACTGTCAAGTCTGACCCTGACAATCCTGAGTATGCTATTCAACGTGCACAATATCCTGACACTATGTTCGGTACTGTACACCATCACTGTGCTACATCAGCGTTCCAGTCAGGTACTGACGAAGCTGACGAGACACAGCGCGAAGGCTTACACTTTACTGTCGGTAATCTTAACAAAGACAACGACTTTGATGTACACTTTCGTATGACAATTGGCGACAACCATTGTGAAATTGATGCACACGAGTACATTGAAATGGAAGTAGATCCATTTAAGCGTAACACACGTGTACCAAAAGCTACACGTAATCACATACGTACTGAACTACACAAAGTTGACATTAAAAACATCAACAGTGACATGCCAGACTTCACAGCAGAAATGGCTAACGTAAGTAAAACATACGGCAGCAAGAAAAAACAACCTGCACTAGGTAGTTGGTATGACGAACCTTATTATTATACGTCAAAAAAAAACGAGGACGCACTAGACATAACTCCAAGAGATATGGCAGATGAATTTGTTAATGCTGTGTTACTAGATTCTAATTATGAAAAAATTCTTACTGACTACTATAATGCTCGAACTGATAAGAACAAGCTTTCGCTGCTTACAGCAGGAGCTATATTCGATGCGGACATCGCAGAGGACTTATCCGAGATCTTCGGAGACTACGAATACCAAAGACTCCACCCTAACCTCTTTCAGTACGCTGAAGAACAGGTTAAAACATTTTTGGCAGAACAAAAGTCAAACGGACTTGACTTCTCACAAAACGACCTTATATACGGACTCAACAACTATGAGAACAGAGAAGGATTTCAACCAATGGATAAGGAGACAACTATATGAAACAACTAATGGTAACTGCGTTGTACAACGCATTGAAAATACTACGTCAAACGGTGTGCCTGACATTATGGCTATTACACCAGACCATGTATTTCTTATTGAAAGTAAATTTGAAACTGTTAAGGTTCGTCCGGAACAAGCAGCATTCCAAATTAAAGTTAACGAAACCACAGCAGGACTCGACCATCCGTGTATATGCGTCACCCTCACTGGATATCCAAAGACTAAGAGATTGGTTGTAAACGTATTTGATAGATCAGCAGTTACAACTACTGGCATCAAATGTAAACACCAACTAGAGTTTACTCTTGATAATGAAGGCTTTAAAGAATTTTATAATTACTTTCCTCGAACCTAATTACAGGTCAATCAGAAAACGTGGTTACTCCTACTACCGTGGTTAGCAAAAAGTAGGACTAGACGATGATCCCAAGCGTCTGATCAAGGCCTATGGCCTAGCATCCACCAAGCAACTCATCCATTCTAGATACCCTGGTCAGCAATGACCAGCCAATTTATATATGACAAAAATAGATCCAACATACGAATCAAGCAACAGTGGTAAAGAATTTTACGAAGCCATTGATAAAAAAGCTAAAGACATACTAAAGAATGACCCATACTTCCAGTATAGAGAAGCTGTAAAGAAAGCACAGCAGTCAGGTCTAATAAGACAAAAGACTACTGAAGAGATACACAATGACTTGAAAAAGAAACGTTGGATAAAGATTAATAGAGAAATTAAGAAAAACGAAGAAGAATAATGCAACAACCTTTATTTGCACCAGAAGCAACTTGGCGACCTCCAAATATCTTACCTGAGTTAGATACTGTTATATCAATTGACTTAGAAACTTGTGACCCTAACTTAAAACGTAGTGGTCCTGGTTATAAACGAAAAGATGGCAAAGTCATAGGTATTGCAATAGCTGACAAACACCATACTTTATATTTACCATTTGACCACTTAGGTGGTGACAACCTGGACAAGGGTATAATTGTATCATATGTAAAAAATGCGTTAAGCAGATGCAGTGAAGTCATTATGGCTAATGCATCGTATGACCTTGGCTGGCTTGAGACTCTAGGGGTAGAAGTCTCATGTCCAGTTAGGGACATACAAATAGCAGAAGCATTGATTGATGAAGAATGTTTTTCTTATTCGTTAAATAATTTAGCTAAAAAATACTTAAACTTAAATAAAGATGAAGAAGGTTTACGTGAAGCAGCAGACGCATTTGAGGTTAATGCTAAAGGAGAAATGTGGAAGCTACCTGCAAGATATGTAGGTAAGTATGCTGAAGCTGACGCTAGATTGACATATGACATATACCAATATCAAATACCTATACTTAAAGAGGAAGACCTATGGAAAGTATGGGAACTAGAAACAGAACTTATACCGGTGCTACTACACATGACAATGAAAGGTGTACCTGTTAACTTGGATGCTGCAGAAGTACTTAACAAGCAACTTAAACAACGTGAGGCTAACTTACGTAAACAGTTTGGTACGCTAGACATATGGTCGCCACCTAAACTAGCAAAACATTGTGAGAGCTTGGGACTGATAGTGCCTCGTACAGAAAAAGGTAATCCATCTGTATCTAAAGAATTTTTACAAACATGTGAACACCCAGAAGTAAAACTCATATATGAAGCAAGAATTGTCAACAGACTTAGAAAAGTATTTATACAAGATATCATCTTACATCAGAATTACAAAGGTCGGATACACGCCGATTTTAAACAAACCGCTAGTGATAGTGGGGGAACCAGATCAGGAAGATTATCATCAGCTAATCCGAATATGCAACAAGTACCCAAACGTAGTGACATTGGAAAAGCTATTCGACAACTATACATCGCTGAACCTGGAAGCTTATGGTGCAAAGCTGACTATTCATCTCAAGAACCCAGACTCCAAGTCCACTACGCTCTTCTTGGACAATTTGGCAGACCCCTTCCAGGCGCAACAGAAGCCTTAGATGCATTTACACGTGGTGAAAAACTATATACATTCTTTGAAAAAACGACTGGTTTACCTTACGACACCTGCAAAATGCTTTGCCTTGGGATTTCGTATGGGATGGGCAACAAGAAAATGGCAAGGACGCTTGGCATATCAGATGAACTTTGCACGGATACAATGCGAAAATTTAATAAAGAAGCTCCGTTCTTAAAAGTATTGTTTGACAACTGTATGAACACAGCTAACCAACGTGGCTACATCAAAACTATACTAGGGAGGAGAGCTCGTTTTGACTTTTGGATACCATCATTTAATGACCAACCTGTAAAAACACTACGAATTGCAAAAGGAAGATACAAAGACAAACCGCTCTTCAGAGCCTTTACATCTAAAGCACTCAATAGACTTATCCAAGGTTCCGCTGCAGATCAAGCTAAGCAAGCAATGGTTAACGCATATAAAGCTGGATTTGACATGAGACTACCAGTGCACGATGAGATTAATGCTATGGTTAGTAGCGAAGCAGAATCTAAACAACTAGCAACAATTATGGAAGAAGCAATACCACTTAAAGTACCAGTCGTAGCAGATAT